AAAATTTGGGATATGGATACAATACCTCAGAAATTTTAACAGTTCCTACTGGCGGTTTAACCGGAATACCAACTGACCCATCAAATCCCTTTGTTAATTTTGAATTAACTATAGAAGAAACATTCTCCGATATTTTCTACGGATGGTCTATAGGCGACCTACAAGTTATTGACAAAATTGAAAATTTATTTGATGGCGTAAGAAGGAATTTCCCAATAAGAATTAATGGTGTCCAAACATCAATTAGATCTAGGACAGGTTCAAATGTTGAAACCCAGTATATATTATTAGTATTCTTAAATGATATATTACAAGTTCCTGATGTTTCATATACATTTAATGGGGGCAGTACTTTTACTTTCGTAGATGCTCCAAATATTGGAGATACTTGCAAAATTCTATTCTATAAGGGAACGGGTGATGTTGACGTTTTACTTGAGAATGTTTTACCAACTATTAAGATTGGAGACCTTGTTAAGGTGACTAGTGATATTATAGAACAAAAACAAACTAATAGGCTAGTTACAGATATTATCTCTTCTGATCTTTTAACAACAAATCCATATAATGGTGAAGGATTATTTTCAGATGAAACTTTATTAAGACCATTATTTTGGTGCAGACAAACAGAAGACTTGATAATAAGTGGACAGGAAATTGGTAAAGATAGAGAAATATATGAACCATCAATTCAACCTGCAACAAACATAATACAGAATGTTGGATCTGCTTCGACTGAAATTTTTGTCCAAAGTGTCAAAGTATTCTTTGATGATTCTAGAGAAAATACTAGCCAAACACTCAAATCAGAAATTGTCTTGATATCGCAAGATCCTCAGGAAGGTTCATATGCAACTGCCAATGTTTCTACATCTGGAACAATTTCATCTTTGAATTTAGTTGATGGTGGAATAGGATTTGCAACTGATCCAATTGTCAAAATTGGTAATCCAGTTGGAGTTGGATCGACATCTACTGCTATTGCTTCTATTTCCTCAGGCATCGTTACCTCACTTACTATTATAAATCCAGGATCTGGGTATACATCTTCAAATCCTCCACAAGTTTTAATTGAATATCCAAAGATTAATATGGAGGAAATTATAAACGTTGATTATGAAGGAGATTTTGGAATAGTTGTTGGAGTTTCAACAACATCAGTTGGAGTAGCATCTACTGGTGTAGTTTTTGACTTGTTTATCCCAACAGATTCTTATTTGAGAAATAGTAACATCAATGTCGGAATTGCGACCACGGGAATTAGTGGAATAAAAACAGATTATTACTTTACAATTTTCAACTCAAACATTGGATTTGGTATAACATCTTTAGATTCTACGAATTCTATCGTTGGAATTGGAACTTCGTGCCTCGATAATGTTTATAAAGCTTCCAGTGTTTCTATAGCACAAACGAGTGTCCTTGGAATCGGAATAACAGATGTAACCAGAGTTGTTGTAAGTGTTTTAGATTATAATGGTTTGGTTGGTTATGGATATAGTGGTTTTTATGGAGAATTTAGTTGGGGTAAATTGAGCAATTTCATTAGAAAAAATCCACTAAGTTTTAATTCTTACAATACTAATGGGATTTCTGGATTAACTACATCAACTTTAGTACAAAGACTAAATCCTTTAAGTTATGTTGGTTACTCAACAACTTTATAAAAACAACTATAAATAGATAAAAAACTGACAAAAAATGTCTGCGATTATAACTGATCAACTTAGAATATTAAATGCCAAAAACTTTGTTTCGGCAGCAACATCAACTACAAATAATTATTACACATTTGTTGGATTAACAAACGCAACAGATTATGATCCCAATTGGGATTCATTACCTCCTGCACCAAAAGATAATTTTGACCAGGAAAATGACTACTGGGATACAATGATTGCATTGAAAAAAATTACAAGTGGTGACGTTAGACAAGTAGTTAGAAAAAATATTTGGACTACTGGTATCACATATGATATGTATAGTAATGATATAAGTAGAACTAATTTATCCATCCCATCAAATTCCACAAGTTTATATTCTTCCAATTTTTATGTCGTAAATAGTGATTTTAGAGTTTATATTTGCTTATATAATGGAATTAGCCCAGAAACCCCATCGGGAAGACCTTCATTAGATGAACCAAAATTTACGGATTTGGAACCTAGAGCTGCAGGAGATAGCGAAGACGGCTATATTTGGAAATACTTATACACTATTAAACCAAGTGAACTAATAAAATTTGATTCTACTAATTTTATTCCTGTACCCATAGATTGGGAAACAAACTCAGACTATACACCAATAAGGGATAATGCAATAAATGGTGGTCAGATTAAAATTATAAGAGTTTTAGATAGGGGAATTGGTATTGGAACTGCAAATAGAACATATACAAATGTTCCAATATACGGAGATGGTGCTGGTGCAGAGTGTACTATAGTTGTTAATAGCGATTCTGTAGTAGAATCTGCAATTGTAACTAGTGGTGGGTCTGGATACACTTACGGAACTGTTGATTTAGTTTCGGGCGGAGTTCCTACTGGAACATCTTCGCCCACTTTTAAAGTTATTATACCACCACAAAAAGGTCATGGATACGATATTTACAGGGAATTGGGTGCATATAGAGTATTAATTTATTCAAGAATTGAGAATGATGTAGAAAATCCAGATTTTATCACCGGAAATAAAGTAGCAAGAGTTGGAATTGTAGAAAATCCTTTATCGTTTAATTCTGATGATGTTTTAACACTAAACAAAGCAAGTGCTTTACCTGCCCTTAAATTAATTGGAGCTGGATACAGCACTGCAAATTTCCCCGCAAATTCTTTCTTCACTCAGACTGTTGGATTAGGATCTACCGCAATTGGAAGAGTAATATCTTATGATCAAAACACTGGTGTCTTAAAATATTTGCAGAACAGAACATTAGTGGGATTTAACAGTGACGGTACACAAAGGTCAGATCCACTTTATGGGTTTAATCTCAATTCATTTACTGCAAACCCAGATGATGGTGGTTCAATAATCATTGAATCTCCCAATGTAAGTGGACTTGGAATAGATACATCATTTACTGGTGTAACTACTACAATAAATAATAGAAAATATTTTCTGGGACAATTTTTTACTGATGGTATTGCAAATCCAGAAGTGGAAAAGCACTCGGGAAATATAATTTATGTTGATAATAGACCTTCGATAACAAGGTCATCAAATCAAAAAGAAGATATCAAAGTCATTTTGCAGTTTTAGAAATTATGCCACAGCAAACTAATCTAGACGTATCACCATATTTTGACGACTTTGATAAGGAAAATCAATATTACAGGGTTCTTTTTAAACCGGGACAACCTGTTCAAGCAAGAGAACTAACGACTCTACAGTCAATTCTTCAAAATCAAATCGAACAATTTGGAGATCACTTTTTTAAAGAAGGTTCTCTTATAATTCCCGGAAATATCAATTATATTGATAATTACTATGCTGTAGAGATTCAAGAAAGTTATCTTGGTTCTTTAGTATTATCTTATCTTCCATATTTGATTGGAAAAATAATTAGGGGAGCAAATAGTGGAGTAAGAGCTATTGTAGTTGGAGTAATTAAAGCAGATGATTCTGAAAGAGGAAATGATACTCTATATGTCAATTTTTTAAACTCTGATACTACCACAAATAGTTTTCAAGGATTTTCTTCAAGTGAGACTTTGATTGTAGAACAACCAATAGTCGAAGGCAGCACAATTGAAGATGACGTAGAAATTATTATTCCAGCAAATCAAGGAGTTGCTTTAACTATTGAGGGAAATCCAAACTCAATTGGTTCTGCAGTTAGTTTATCTGAGGGAGTTTACTACTTAAGGGGTCATTTTGTTACGGTTGAAGAACAGACAATCATATTAGATCAATATACAAATAATCCAAGTTACAGAATTGGATTTGAAGTCTTCGAAACCATAGAAACTCCTGACGATGATTTTGACCTTAATGATAACGCTAGCGGATTTACCAATTTTGCTGCTCCCGGCGCCGATCGTTTAGTAATAGAGGCATTATTAACAAAAATTCCTTTAAATGATCCTATACAAAATACTACAAATTTTGTACAAATTTTAGAAGTTAGGAATGGAGTTTTACAAAGACAAATTAATAATCCAGATTACAACATAATAGAAAAAGAATTTGCAAGAAGAACATTTGATGAATCTGGAAATTATTATGTAAAATCTCCTTCTGTTTCTGTAAAAGAAACATTAGATAATTTAAAAGGAAATGGTGGAGTATTTAAAGAAAATCAATTAACTTATAACAATAATGTAGCATCAGATGATTTGGGGACATATGTAATTTCTCCACTTAAGGCATTTGTGAGTGGTTTTGAAATTGACGTTCTTGGAAGCACATATCTTGACTTTGAAAAACCAAGACAAACCAAGTTGTTAAGGGAGCAAAGTTTAAATTATGTAACTGGGCCTACATATACTCTCAATAGAGTTCACGGTTCCCCTTCATTGGGCATTTCAACTTCATATTCTTTGAGTTTGAGAGATGGTAGAGTTGGAGTTAATTCTGCCATTGCAGCAGGTAAAGAAATAGGTCTCGCTAGAGTTTATGATTTTGCATTAGAGTCTGGTTCATACAATACTTCAACACCAAATGCAAATGAATGGGATATTTCTTTATATGATATTCAAACATATACTGAAATTTCTTTAAATGAACCAATTACATTAACTACTCCAACATATATTAAAGGAAAATCTAGTGGAGCTGTAGGATTTTTAAGATATAATGCATCCAATTCCGGTATTATTACTGCATATAATACAAAGGGAACTTTTGTTATTGGAGAAAAATTTATATTTGATGGTATAGAAAACAATAGAGTTTCTACTGCAGTAACAGCATACTCGACAAATGACGTAAAATCATTATATGGTATTGTTGGAGGAGCATCAACATTTACTGCTGATATTAAGCAATCTACTTTAAGAGATGTTGGATTTGTAGAAATTACTGCAGCTGCTGGTGGAATAAGTACAGTAACTTCTTCAGATTTTATTTTTACTGGAATTGCAACCTCTGGAAATACTGTTGCATTCTCAAATCCAGGTCTATCAGTTGTTTCATTAGCAAAAATTGAAACAGTATCTGATAGCGAATTAACAATTTCTGGAATAGCGACCGTATCTGGTGTATGTGATGGTGGATTACCAACTACAAATATTACACCAAGTGATTTTAGATTATTATTCTCAAATTTCCAGTCTTCTTCAGATAATACATTATATACGACTTTACCTAGTAGAAATATTGAATCTGTAGACCTAACAAATTCTACATTAACTATAAGAAAGCAATATGATGTTACTATTAGTAGTAATGCTACAAATACTATTATTGCAGAATCTGATGAAACATTTTTACCATATGACGAAGAAAGATATGTTTTAATTTCCACAGATGGAACTACAGAAAGACTAAGTTCAGATAAACTTGTATTTTCTAGTGGTGGAAGAGAGTTAACCGTATTTGGACTAGAAACTTCTTCCGGAACTGGAAAATTAATCGCTACACTAAGAAAGACTGATATTGACTCTAAAGTCAAAAATAAAAATAGAATTCAATCTATTATTGTTGATAAATCCAAGTACGGTTATTCTGGAACAGGGTCAACAACAAATAATGATGGATTAATCTTTGGTACATATCCATATGGAAGTAGAGTTCAGGATGAAGAAATTTGTTTACTACAACCAGATGTAACATTTGTTTATGGTGTTTATGAGTCAAATGACACTTCAGACCCAGAGCTTCCTAGTCTAGTATTGACTTCGATAGACAGTCCTACATCAAAAACAGATGATTTGTTAGTTGGGGAAGAGTTTGTTGGTTCTATTAGTGGCGCCGTTGGAGTATATGCGGAAAAAATAAACTCACAAAAAATTTCATACGTATCTACAAATTCGAGTACATTTAGATTAAATGAAACTATAACTTTTAAGGAATCTGGAATAACAGCAACTATAACCGGTTTTGATGGTGGCGATAATAATATCACAGCAAATTACACATTTGATAATGGACAAAGAGAAACAATCTATGATTATTCAAGAATAATTAGAAAATCTAGTTCTAAGGAACCAACAAGAAAAATAAAAATTGTATTCGAATCTGCTAGTTTTTCGTCTTCAGACACAGGAGATTTAACAACAGCAAGTTCATACAACCAATTTGATTATTGTGATATTTCCGCAGTTAATGGTATAAGGAATACTGATATAATTGATATTAGACCAAGAGTTTCCGAATTTACAGTTACAGATTCTTCATTATCTCCTTTTGAATTTAATGCAAGAACTTTCTCTAGCAGTGGTTCATCTTCAAGCATTTTAGCTTCGGATGAATCTATTCTTTTAAATTATTCATATTACCTACCAAGAGTTGATAAAATTTATTTAACAAAAGATGGAATTTTCCAACTAAATCAAGGAGAACCTGCAGATAATCCACAACCACCTGCGGATATTGACGATGCATTACCAATTGCAACTATTACATTACCAGCATATCTTTGCAATGTCAGCGAGGCAACTTTAAATCTAGCCGAGCACAGAAGATATAGAATGAAAGATATTAGAGCTCTTGAAGAGAGAATTAAAAATCTAGAATACTATACTTCTTTGTCATTGCTAGAATCCGATACTTCAAATCTTTTTATTAGAGATACAAATGGACTGAATAGATTTAAGTCTGGATTTTTTGTTGATGATTTTTCAACCACTTCTTCTCAGAAAAAAGTAACCATAGTAAAAAATAGTATTGATGTTGTTAATTCCGAATTAAGACCATCCCCATATACTACAGAAGTTGACTTAATTTTGGGATCAAATTCTCTTATTGGATTGGGCGATAATTTAAACTCAAATCCCGATGCAAATTTCGTAGATGATTTAATTGGTACAAATGTTTCTAAAACTGGAAGTCTAATAACATTAGACTATTTTGAAGTTGAAGAAATAAATCAACCTTTTGCAACAAGAACTGAATCCGTATCTCCATATAGAGTTGGATTCTATGGCGGAACAATTAAACTTACACCATCATCAGATATTTGGGTGGATGTCATTAGGTTAGAAGCCAACAGCACTGAGGTTGCTACAAATTACATTCAATCAGAATCTCAAATTGTAGCTTCCGAATTAGATA